AAGTTCTGCCACTTAATTTTTTTGAAAACTATCATATTCAGAATCAGGAGGGATCACAATATCGTCAGTGGTTATAATAGTGTACCTGTGATCATGCATCTCACAGGTCTTGATCATTATCTCGTCTTCTACTTCTAACACATTCATTTCAGGGTAGTCAAGTTCTTCCAGTTGTAAGGCATATCTTTCTGCATCGTCTTCGTCACAGAAGATATAAAGGACTTGTTCCCCAGACTCATCGACTACAGAGTATGCACCGTCCTTTTCTTTACCAGCAACTGTAATGATAAACATTATACGACCTCACACGCCTCTTGGTATATTTCTTTAATCAGAGACTGAATTACTGTTTTATTTAACTCAGTTTCAGATTCGTCAATATAACGACTGAGGATAGACATCGTGTCCTCTGACTCATCTGCTTCAAACTCTTCGGACTCATCGAGTTGGAAGTTCTCTACAATCTTCAGATCGGCAACACCAGAAGTATAGAGTTTATCAATGAACTTTTCAAACTTCTTTGTATCTGTCTTCTTTCTTACGATGACCTTGACAATCTTGTTCTCATACTCAGAGGTGTTGAATGTCTGATGGTCAGTGTCTTCGTAGAAGATCTTGTAGAACAACCTGTGGGGATTGTTTATGGGTCGATGTTCCAGGGACTCAGTATCAAAAATAGTGAAACCTCTGGGACTTTCGACATCATTCCAGAACATTTCATAGGGATTACCAAGATAGAACACGGTCCCATTGTCGGATCGAGCGTGATAATGTCCCGAAAAGACTTTCTCGAACTTATTAAAGGCTCTTGCGTCATGACCGTGCTCCATGATGTGACCAGGGGTCGCGACGAATCCGTTGAGTTCAAGGTGTCCCATTGCGACTGGACACTTTGTCTTTTTGATAATACCATTGGTTTCTTTTTCGTTCTGTTCATTGATCCAAGGAATGAATAGAACGGGGAGATCACCCACAGATACTTCTGTAGGAGAAGAATAAACCTCAACATTATCATATTCTTTCAGGAGAAGATCAACAGCATTGATTTCATTCGTGTTCTTATAGTATGCATCATGATTACCAACCATGAGGTGCATCTTGATACCACGTTCCTTAAGAGGATTGAACACAACTCTCTTCGACCACTTCAATGACTTGAATTCAATACCCTTTCGACTATCAAAAGCATCACCCATGTGAATGACAGTGGTGATACCCTCTTTGTCTATAGTAGGAAAGAAGACATCGTTGTAGAACTTTTCAAAGTAATCGTGAAAGAGTTTAGATCCTTTCCTTGCCCCGTAGTGGGTATCAGAGATTATTGCTACTTTCATGTGGATGTTGGGGTTTGAACTCACCTTCGGGGAAAGGTTGTGATTTAGTCAGGTCTCTACGTGACTGGTTTTTGATGATGATAAAAGCATCTTTGTTGTACTTACGAGTACCAAGAGGTGACTGCCACTTCTTATTGTACTCTTCTCCTACGTCGATACCTGACACAGAAGTACCACCAATCTCTACATCAACCTCATCACCATACTCCCATCCCAGTTTTTCTAATGCGATGGCAAGTTGTCCAAGCATCTTCCCAGGATAAATCACGGACTCGTCCATAACATGTTCCTCGGGGTCAAGTTTTCCAATCATGAATTTCTCAGTTTTTGATGAACGGTATCCTTAATACTATTATAATCAGAATAGTTACCCATGTCAAGATCATTGGCATCAAAGACTTCATCAAAGTCAGTCTTCTCAAGGATCTTGTTCTTGATCTCTAACTGTTTTTTCTCTTGAGAGATCCTTCTCAGGAATGCGTAATAGATGATCTGAGTGAAGTATGCAAAAGGGTTCTTCGACTTCTCAGGATTAAAGTTATGGATATATCTAACACAGTTCTCGATACCATCACAGATCATGTCATCTTTGAACATGTAGTTCACAAAGTTTGGTTTGTATGACAAATGATTTGCGATCTTCAGAAAGCACTCACCAATGTAACGGGGAATTTCTGGTTTCGGTTCATCATTGAGTTTTGCTTTCTCAACTCTGGCGAAGTAGTTCTCAAGGGCGTTCAGAAACTCTTTGTTATTTACATAGTGTTCTGCATTTCTGGGTTTAGGCATAACAGTTCTTTTTGTTGTTTTAATTATACCAGAGATATCAAGTGTTGACAAGGTGATGAAAGTCCTATAGACTAGGCTTGTCCCCGAAGATAAGAATAGTATAGGTTATATCAAGAGGACTTGTATAACTTCTCCAAGACTTCTTTCGTATCTCTTACATTTCCTAAGTAACCCATTCTTCGATCTAACTTTGCAAAGTTACCTTGATTACTCTTTCTGATGTAATCCTGATAGTTCATAATCATTTCAATGTTCTCTGATTCAGACATCGTGAGAACTTCATCTAAGTTGATCAGGAAAAGATCTTCATTGGAAGTCTTTAACCATGGTTCAAACTTGTATCCAGTAACTGATCCTCTTGTCTTAATGGGTTGAACACAGATAGGATAAGACACAAGTAACATTGTTCGATCGTCTTCTTCAGATGCTGCCACCTTACAGAATATCTCATCTCCACATTTGAGTTTGATTGTTGCATAAAAGTCTTCTTCAATTCCCATTTAACTTTTCCTCCTTACGTTTTTTCCACCATAACTTTACGGCTTCACTTCTATTCTTTTTGTGTTGTTCTGATTGAGGACTACTTTTTCTATTAGGATACTTCAGACCCTTGTGTGCCTCACTCATATTCTTCCTTTCTTGGGCAGTGTGTTTCTTTCCAAGTTTGGTTTGTCTCATCTTCTGAATGGTTTCATCGGAGTACTTACGACCCCTCATAGGACCTCCTCCGTCACCACCATCAGTTCTGTTATGTAAAATACCTGTCCCTAAATCTTTTCTACCTAAAACACTAATCAAATAGATTTCGTGTCTAAAGGCCTCGTCTTCAGTCAGATTCTGTTTCAAAAAGATTCTTCTTTCCTTAGGCGGAGGAGAGAATGTTCTACAATGCGAATCAATACGAGTTCCACTACCCTTACCAATGTAGTAAGGTGTGCCATCTTCTCTTAGATAAGCGTAAGTGTAGTACTCGTTCATTCTTTTATGTCGATAGTAAAAATGTCATAGTTGAACTGTTCTGAAACATATATTTTCACTCTTTCAATAAAATGATTCAGTGTGTAATTCTTTCTTGATCCAATTGTTAAGTCATCTGCAATATCATAAAGTTTTGCACTGACTTTATCTTTGCCTTTACGTAGGACTCTACCAATACTTTGTAAGTTTCTTACTCTAGATTTGGATGGAGAGGCAAATATTACATTGTGTAGATTTTTAATATTGATACCAGTACTGAATGTTCCGTAAGATGCGACGATGATAGCGTCTTTTTCTTTTTCAGTAATCTCCCTTACTTGTTCTCTATCTTCGGCATCCACACCACCATGAATAAAGAATACTTTTCGGTCTTCACTTACCTTTTTATTTATTAAGTCGAAAAGGATGGCACCATGAGCCTCCACTCTGGAGTACAGTACCAAACTATTACCATCTAGATCTCTGACTAAATTTGTGATGAAGTTATTTCTTTTCTCGTGACCAATGAGAAACTGTATCTCATCCTCATAGGTATCAAACTTCTTTGGTTTGTACTTCAAGACAAGACACTGAATATCAAGTGATGCTAAGTGTCCTTCATCCTGAAGTTTCTTTGTTTGAGTCACTTTATATGATGGACCAAAGAGTCCTTCTAACACCCACTTATGGGTCTGAGAGCCGTCTAGTGTCCCTGTAAACCCGTATCTATACTTGGCATGATGTAATTTATCCATGATACCAATAAGAGACTTACTTTTAAAAAGGTGCGCCTCGTCACCGATCACAACATCGTATTCCTCAAAGAACTTACGATCTAACTGATAGACAGATTGCCAAGTTGTGATTGTGACTTCATTTGTATTGACTCTCTCACGTCCAGCATAGATTCTGTGACAGTGATTCTCTGCATCCCATCCATATTGTTGGAAGTCCTTGAACATCTGTTCTACAAGAGATGTTGTCGGAACAACCAATAGAATCTTATTACCACGTGCAACGTGATATCTCACCACAGAGTAAATCATAAATGACTTACCAGAACCCGTAGGAGAGATGAGTAGTTTTCTGTTATACCTTAACGCTTCATATACACCATCGACCTGATAGTCACGAGGACTAATACCAGGTGATATACTTTCCATGTAATCTTTTGTTCCACCATGACTTACTAAGTCATTTACTTCAAACGGTGGACCGTAGAACTTGTTATTTAAAAACTTGTAAGTGTATCCTGCACTCTCACAGAATGCAATAATTTTATCAAGAAGACCCACGTAGATTCTCTTGGTCTTCATGTTGAATAGATGAACAAATCCATCCCAGTACTTACTACGATACTGGGGCATGAATTTTTTATTGGGAACTTCAAAGGTAAACCTATCTCTCAGTTCATATTCAATATGAGGTTCCGTTGTAATCTTCAGGTAAACTTCGTTTACCTTTTCTATAGTCAAATCAGCCATTCATGTAGGTTCTCACCTACAAGTATTTATTACATAGTGTCAAACCTATGTTCTAAAACAATTCTGTAAAAATGATCTCTCATTGTCTGCAGATCTTCTTGTTCAATAGGATCTCCACCAGACCATTTTTCACAAGCTTGTGACAGTCCTTTATGGACAATACGAACCGCCTCGATGGGTAATTCTAGGTGATAATAGTTTTCTTCTTCCATTAGCCTAGTCCTGAACTGAAACGCATGAACTCAATACTGTTTTTGATTTGGTAAGTTCGATTCGTAATTTGTTTTAGAATCTCTTCTATGTATCTAAGCATTACATTATAGTATTCAATTTTCATTGAAACATTAGACAATCTCTCGTCGGCATCGAGATACTTTGTCATTGTATCTTTATCTCTAATTTTTTTCGGGAAAGGATTCTGGATATACACATCAGGGTCAGCTTTACCCGAATAGTATTCATACCTCTCGTGTCTTACATTCTTTTTTTGTTGTTCTGCTTTTGTCCTCAACAACATGAGGTTATTATAAATGTCATAATATTTTGAATGCAGAACGGGAATGTTCAACGATTCGGTATGAAGATTGTCAATGTCAATCTTTGAATCCTTTTCCCACATCTGTTGAAGTGTAGGAAGGTCAATCATTAGCAGCAGGTTACATCAGTGATATTATACACAGAATACTTGAATACGACCTCTGCTGTCAAGTATTCAACATCTGTAGCAGTTGCATCAAAAGTGATGTCTGACAAAGTATAAGGAAACATGTCCTTAAACTTCACACTGAACATTGGTCTATTGATACCATTCAGAATTGTCAAAGTACCATCAGAGAAAAGATTTTTAATACCACCATTGTCTATGGGTCCGTCTTTCTGGAAGTCATAGATCTCTTGAAGACTTTCAGGAAAACCTAGACCTCTCATCCAATTTTGGATTTCATTATAATTTTGTAAACCTTGGTCGATCAGGAATCGTATCCTCAAGTCATTAAACTCAAGTAATTCACCTGGTCTTGGAATCATTCGAGTATAAGAAGGTTGCTCTACTGTACCAAGAACCAGTCCAGGAACATTTATGGAGTTGCCATAAAATCCTAAGTGACGAGCTCTATTGACAGTAAAACTAAATCCAGTGGCCTGAAGAAAATTCCTATCAGTTATTTGATTTTGAAGTGCTTCAGCCATATTATTCAGTTACTACAACACCAGAGTATTCGTAATGGGCTTCTTTGGCATCTGCTTCAGTGTTGTATTGTTTTCGTTCTGAAAACTTATCAGTCCACTGACCATTTCCTTTGAAATAAACTTCCTTGTTGCAGATAACTTTTCTAATATATGATGCCATGACCCTGTGGCGTTTTATGTATTATTTATCAGTTAGCTTCAAGTGCAGCAACTTTAGTCTCCAAAGCTGTAATTTTAGCGTTGGCTTCCTGTAATGCTTTAAGCAATGGAACAATGAGCTTTTTGTAGTGAATACCACGCAACTCCATCTCACCCTCAACTTCGTCATAGAAACAAAGCTCAGGTGCAATCGGTTCAACATCCTCTGCAATCAGACCGTACTCAAGTTCAGTACTTACTTCGCCTGTATACTCACCATTTTTATCACGTTTTTTATAGTTAAAACTGCTTGGCTGTAGCTGATACAGCCAGTCAACATTGCTTAAAAGACTAATATTTTCTTTTGACTCTTGTACGGAAGAGATGTAACCAAGTTGACCGCCATCTTCAATATGTACGTCTCTCGTTGATCCGCTGATTGCTGTGCTATAGACGTGATACGCCTCAAGTCGACCATTACTAAGGATCTGCAGCCTAAGGTCCTCGCTTGAACCAGTGGTAAATTGAAGCCCATCATTAGACGGATTGCAAAAAATAGAAGCCCTC